ATCGCCCGCTGCGTAAGTGGTGGCGGCGTTGAATGCGCTCGAGGTGAAGCGGGGCTGCGGCAGCGAGAACTCCACATACACCGGACCCGAGACATAGTTCTCGTCGATGATGACGAGGCTGTCGCCGGTGATGACGAACTCCAACTTCTGCGTGATGGCATACTCGCTCGGCTTGTCGGCGTAAACGGCGGCAACATTGCCGATAGGCGTCTGGCCGGTCTGGATGAGAGGAATGTAGGGCAACGCGTCCTCGGGAGCTTCGTTGCCGGAATCCTCGACATAGAGTGCCGTGGTGCGGTCGTTCCACGCGACATTGAGCGCGGTGTCGATATTGGAAACCTCACCGCTGGCCGTGGTGCTCACGCGCTTGATGCGCCACACAAAGTCGGAAAATTCCGAGCCCTGCACAGCGCGGCCAATGTAGGAGGTCGTGCCCTGGTAGTCGTGCTCGTAGGTGTAGCCGCCCTCGGCAAAACCTGTGCCCAATACAACGCGCTTCTCGGTGTAGTTCGTCTCCGGCCAATCGAAGAAGGACCAAGCCGTCGCGGCTGCGGTGGTCAGATACTCCGCGAGGGCGCTGGCCTGCGAGGCCATGAGCGGCTGCGCTGGGTCGATGCCCATGCGGGAGATCACGCCATCGCGGACGGTGCGGTAGGGTGTGGCCTTCATTGTCCGCCTCCTTGTTGCAACGCAGGCAGGGTGCCTTGGCGGCCTATCTGGGCGTTTTGTTGTTGTTGGAGCTGGAAGTTGAAGCCCTTCATGCGGGCCTCGATCATGTTGCGGAAAATCTCGTCTTGCTGGATGCGTTGTTGCAGGGCGGGGTTGGCTTGGATGATGCCTTGGAGAACTTGGGCGCGGAGCTGGTGGTTCTGCCCTTCCTGCGGCAACTCGGGCTCGGTGCCTGCGGCGATCTTCGTGAAGGCGAGTTGCTCTTCGTTGGCTTCCATGGCGGCGGCGGGGCCGGGGTCGCGGACGAGGAGGTCGGCCAAAACGGGATCGACGGCGGCCATGATGAACTTGATGAGCCCGGCGCGGTCGATGACTCCGGCGGTGTCCATGGGGACAACCGCTTTGGAGATGTAATCGAGCTTTACGCCGAGGGCTTCGGCGTCGAGGTTCTTGGCATCCCAATCCACGATGAGGTCGAACTTGCCTTGGATGCTTTCGCGGTCGGCTTGGAAGGGGAGAGTTTGGCCGCCGGAGACTCGGAGGATTTGGACGGGCAGCATGTATTGCTGCATGAGCTGGTAGGTCTGGGTGATGATGCCCTTAAAGTCGCGGAGCCAGCGGTCCACCGTGTGCTGCTGGACGAGGGCGGTGTAGTTGGGGTCCACCCCCTCGCCTGCCATGCCGAAGTATTCGTTCACATCGCGGCGGACGGCGCGTTCGATCTCGATGGTTCCTTGGTCGAAGGGCGGGGGTTGCATCCAGCCGATTTCGTTTGGGCGGCGCTCGGGGATTTGCACGGCGGGGCCGAGGATGATGTCGAGCTTGCCACGGTTGGCGGGCACGCGCATGGGCGGCAGGATGGCGATTCCGGCGCGGTCGGTGCGATAGTCGCGCTGGGTTTTGATTTCCGCCTGCATGGTGCTGACGATCTCGGGGATGCCTCGGGCTTCGATGAGGCAACGGGTGACGCGCTCGCGGGGGAGTTCGATGAAAGGATATTCGCCGTGTGAGTAGGGGGAGATTTCCTCCTTGGCGAAGATGTCCACATTCGGGTGCATGATGCGGCACATGATTTTCGTCGCGCCGGTCTTCTCGTCGGTTTCCTTGGAATAGACATGCCAGATTTCCACCAGGTCGCGGTGGTCTTGCCAGAGGATGGAGTCGCGGCGGTTGGTGTTCTGGTGGGCGTAGATCGGCCAAAGGCTGGTGCCTTTGTAGTTCTCGGCCTTCTCGTAAAATTCGTAGGGGTAGCCTTCGGTGACGGTGCGCTCTTCCAATTCCTCGCAAGTGACCATCTCCCGGCGGGCGATCCACGGGGCGCGTTGGAGGTCGTAGGTGGCGGTGGGGAAAATGATGTCGTTAAAAGGTTCGAGGGCGGTCCACTCGGGCTTGCTCTCAAAGATGTAGGGCTCGGTGTATTCGACGGTGCCGCCTTCGCGGAGTTTGCGGATATTCGCGGCGGTGCCGGTGCCGGGGGCGAATTGCTCGGCCAGCTCGATGGCGATTTCTTCTTGGAGCGGATCGAGGATCGCGCCGATGAGCATGGCGAGGGGCGAGGCGGGGTCGCCTTGCTCTTGTGCCATGACGATGAGGTCTTCGAGGCTGACGCTCTTCTGCTCAATGCGTGTCGTCGTTTTCCAAAACACGCCCATGATGGCGATGCCGTAGGTGGCGCGGATGTTGAGGGCGAGTTCGAGTTCGCGCCGGAGGTCGCTGGCGCAGTGGGTAAAGAGCATCCACTTCAGCACGGCCTCGGCGGCGGTGCGGGAGAGGGCGTCGGAGGATTCGACCGGCATCATTTGCAAGCGGGCGGCAAAGGTGGCGGTGAGGCAAAGCTGGGCCTCGCGGTTGCAGACGAGATCGGCGAGGCGGATGCGGCTGTCGGCGGAGCCTTCCCAGGGGAAAACATTTTTGCCGTAGTTGCTGGCCCACTTGCGGCCATCGGAGGATTGGCCGTCCCACAGCGCCATGCGGGTGTCGTAGTTGCGGGCGCGGACGGAGGAGAACCAGCCGCCATCGGTGGCGGCTTCGGTGAGCTGGCCGATCCAGTATTTCGTGTCGCGGTCTGGCTCGTCGGATTCAGTCATGCTGTTCGTAGGCCGGGCATGAGGATGGCGAACTTCCCTGTGCCGCCGCATTTGACGACGCATTGGGGGAAGTTGCGTTTGAACCAGGCGATGAAATCGGAGTCGCGCCAGCAGCCGGGGACTTTCCAATTCCAGAAGTGATAAATTTGGGGATCAACGGAGAGGGTCAAAGCGCCTACGCCTTCGATGGAGCGGAGGTCTTGCTTGGCGTGGTCGGCGGCGATGGCGTGCTGGCGGGCGTCGGCCTGCACGGCGCGGGAGTTCCACTGCTCGAAGAGTTCCGATTTCGCTCCTTCGGCGAGGTCGCCGGGGAGGTCGCTGAGGGCTTCTTTGAGGATTTCCATTGTCAAAAAGGGGAGCCCGGTTGCCGGTGGCCTGTCCCGAGACGAGGGGCCACCGGCAAGGGCTGGGGGGCGGGTGTTACGCGGTGGCCGCGAATTTTCCGAGGACTTGGGGGTTCGAGACGGCTACGCCGAAGATGGCGTCGCAGAAGCCACGGCGTCCACCGCCGCGATCTTCGAGCTCTTCCATGCGAGGCTTGCGGTTGAAGCCGATGGAAACGAGGTCCATGTCGAGCACATAGCCACGGGCTGCAGAGACGGCGGCTGCCGCGCCATGAGCGAGGTAGGTCGAGACATGCAGCGAGAGCACACCGAAGTCGCCTTCGTAGATGTCGATGGTGTTCACGATTTTCTTGTCGGAAACATTGCTGTTGAAGGTGCGCACGGAGGACATGACATTCGTCGAGCCCGCTGTGGTGCGGATGAAGTTGGTGAACGCACGCTTGAGGCTGGTTCCGCAAACGAGGTCGTAGTTGCGACGAGCGCGGCGGACCTTGAAGATGCTCTCCAAGACATCAATGACATTGTTCTCGGTGAGAGAAGCAGTGGCAGTGGTGTTGATCGACGCGGCGGGTGTGCGGAACGCGGCAGGAACGGCGGTGGCTGTGTCGGCCTGCGCGGTGGATTTGATCCATTCGCCGATGCCACGGGTTTTGTAGGGGTTTGCGCCGGATTGAACTTGGCTGTCGTTGTCGGAGCCCATGCTGGCCTCGATGTCGATTTTCAGTTCCACGAGGGCTTTGGCAGCGGCCTTGTTGAAGGCTTGCTTTTTACCAACTCCTGCGAGGTCGGCGACATTTTCAACGAGGTCGTCAACCTGGAAGCTGCGGCGGACTTTTTGGATGCGGCCCGAGAGGAGTTCGCGGTTCGCGTGCTGGTCGTCGAAGCTGGTGACATCATCGTTGGCGAGGACGCCAGCGGTCTGCGGGTCGTTGTAGCGGTCGGCGGGCCAAGAGAAGAGGACATTCGCGGGCTCCTTGGACTTTTTGGCCATGGAGAACAGAGGTGTGTCGCCGGGTTCGATGAGGACCATCGCGTCGGAAAGATCCTCGCGTTGGCCTTTGACTGTGGTGATGGGGGTTGCTGCCATAATAGTGTTTGGGGGGTTTTAAGTTTTGGGTTGGGTTTAGTTGAAAAGTGAGGCGACGAAATTCTCGGCGGCATCACGGTTTCCTGACTTTTTCAACATTTCGAGCGGGTCGGCTTTGG